TCCGTATGCCGTCATGAGTCTCATCCTTTGAAAGCAGCGATCGCTGTGGTGAGACTGTAGCGCGGACATGTCTATTTGGTCAGAGACGGACATCTCAATTTAGCTACTACAACCTTGGTTCGTATAATGTATATTTAGTTAATGAAAACAATCACTTAGAGGCGAAAACCACCGCGCATTGAACCACGTCGAGCATTGCGTTTGTGGGGACGGGCACCCTTACGAAAAGAGCGCTTAGAGTGACGACGAGACATTTTTTTACGGTACATACTTATCTCCTATAATTATCGATCATCTGTTTATGGTATCGGTTAGGATTAAACTTTATTTGCGTTTTAGCAGAATGCGAAAAACCATCAACAATACGCCCAACAGAGCTACCAAGGGTATTAGCAGAACCAACAATACCACCAGTTTTGTTATCATAACCGACTCGAACACTTTCAGCTCCAATTGGTGTTTTAAAATAGTCCGCTTTGACTCTATCTTCAACAGCTTGTAATTCCTGACGGACAGATTGAGCGGAATAATATCCGCTTTGTGCTTGTAAATTAGCTCGGCGTGTAGCCTCAGTCAGTACCTGCTGATTAATAAGATTATTCTGGACATCCAAATTTCTAGCATTTGCTTCCTTAACTTTAATATCTGCAAGTTGGTTAGCAGAGGCCACTTGCTGAAGTTGCACATTAGAGCGGGTTTGCTCTGTGTTGTTGCTCGCCATCTGGCGAGCCGACGCGTTTCCGGTGTATTTGGAAACATCAGGGGCTTGCGCCATTTGCGCCTGTGGCATAGCTGCGCCCTGTATAGCGCCATTTGTAGCGGCAAGAATAGGATTGAGGCCAGCGGCTCTCAAGTCAGCCACACGACGCTGTACTTGCGTGTTAGCCATTTTCTCTTGCCATTTTTGCTGTTCGCGTTGTTGCTTTTGCGCATAGGCGGAACTTAAACCGCCTGCAACGCCTCCCATGAGGCCGCCACTCATGAAACCAGAAGCGGCACCAGCGAGTCCACCTAAAGCGTTACCAAAAAAGCTCATAAATCCTCACAGAATCTCAAACGGCCTCGTATGAGGCCGTACAGGACGTTTTAGAAGTGGTCAATCATGCCCGGAACGGAGTAAACAGGCATTGGACGAGCAGCGCGGAGATTGAAGAAACAATCCATTAGGAACTGGGGCTCTGGAAATTCAGCCCCAGCCTGAACAGCGAGAACACGATCAAGTGGAGGGTTCTCGAGAATGAACTCGTCATTCAGGACAGGCAGACTATCGAATTTTTGGGACAGGTGCCATACATCAAGAGGGTGCGAGTCAGTACTTCGGAACTTTCCAGTAATCTTCGAAGGAGCATAACGATATTCAGCATAACGTTCTTGATAGCCGAAAACTTTTTCATCATCGGCAGTACCTTGAGCGTAAATCTCCTTATTGAGTACAGCTTGCTCACCGAGATGAGATAGAGAAGGCCAGTAGTGATCATAACGTGTCTGACGAGAGAACATACGGGGAATGCCTTGCTGATAGGTCAAATCAGCACGTACGGAGCAAAGGCCAATAACAATGCAATGTTCAGTAAAACTATGGTTAAAACCGTGTTTGTAAGCACCAGAGAGCGAGTAAGCAGCAAGGTTTCCTTGCGGGGAAACATTATCAGTTGCTGAATTTTGAATAACAGGATTAATACTAATGTCAACAGAACCACCACCGAGATATTCAGGACGTTGTAAACGGGCATCAGGGCTAATTACTCCAAAATGTGAACGAAGAATTTCTGTGTAACGAGAACCGCCGCGAGCGTCACGCTCAAGCATACGTTGAAGTTGGAAGGCTTGACGGAGGGAATTAATAGTTAAGGCATCACCACTGGTGAGACTTAATCCGAAAGTGTCATCACCTGCATGCATATTCCAAGAGGTGTGATCGGAATTCTTAATAGTGGCATTATCTGCTTGAATAACACCGGGATTTTCAAGATCTGAGTAGAGCCCAACAGACTTAATTGTCTCAGGTGTAACACTACGAGACACAAAGTTAAATTTCATAACATGGTTGGGATCGGCATTAATTTCTGGTACATCTAGGGCGAGCTCAACACCAGGGCCTTTCTGCGGCCACGGCAGGCACGAAGTAAAATAATCATGTCGCTTACAACGTTTAAGCAATGGGAAGTCACTATCATCACTGTCTGCGTCGCCAAAGAACATCTTAGCCGGTTCAACTAAGTTCTCATCACGAAACCACTCGTTATAAATCAAATTGTAAGCACGGAAAGGCAAGGCGCTAACCTTGAGGTTAGGCACGTTGGTAGGTAGGCCAAAATAGTCCGCTACGGAGTGCGTAGCAAAGCCGCCAGAAGGGGCTTTAACTTGAGGGATGAGGTAATCGGTAGAATCGCCCGGAGCTTTCTGTTCACCGTTGAAACGCTGCCAGTTCTCCCATACAAGGCGATAGGGAACGGAAAAGAAGAAATAATCTAACTTGAGATTGTCCATAACGGGGACGATAGGCGTAGCCATACGAGCCAACATAGAAACCTTCATATTGAAGGTATCACCGGGTAAAGCTTCATCACAGAAGAAGGGAATTAGATACCCGGAATCAAAAGTCGTTTTGTAACCAGAACTACGGTTAAAAACAGAGCGGGGAATGTTAACGGATGGAATCATAGAAAACTGATGATTCATCACAGAGGGTTGTTTGTACTTTTTCATAAAAACCTCTAAATAAATATTCACTAAAACTGAATAAAGACACACGTCGCTGTAAGCTTGGTGTCACTTGGCACAGTTACATCAAGTAGAACTGTGCCAAACCTGCAACTTTATGCATCGCTTTGAGTTGCAGGAGCGGGACTAGGATTGCCCGCAGGCGCTCCAGTTGGAGCTTGAGACGCTACCGCGGGTTGCACTGGAGATTGCTCAGTCACATGTTCCTGAACAACTCCAGAGCCTTGTAAAAGACCTAATTCGACCGCCTTAGAATGATTGGCGGGATCGGTCATAAACGTTACGTATTCATCAACATCGTTTCCGAACTCTTTACGAACGTGAGAAGGGAGAGACGCAAAATCATCTTCAATGTCATTGAGGAAATTAACGGACTCTTGATAGCTCTCGAAAGTGCTGCAATCGTAGAATTCAGCACGGGTATTAGGGGTAAAAACGGAATAGTCCTGAGTCGCAACAGCGCGACGAATAATCTGGTTAATATCGGTTTCATCAGCAAAATGCTGCTGAGTCATAGAGGGTTTAGTAAACGTAATTCCCGCATGAGCGGGATATTCATAACGTGAACGAATTTTTACCTTAGGCATGTTCTGACTCCTTAGGCTCGGTATATGAACGAATGTACTGAGGTTCAACAAAATCAAAACAAGAGTAGAAATCATCTACGATTTGAATTTCAGCAATAGAGAACAAATCAAGTTGACGGGACGCAGCCGGACGAGCTAACGCATAATTGACTAATAGAGCAGATGCAGAACCATTATCATCTGAAATAAAACAGCAAATATCGCAATTTAATGAACGGTCACGGATAGTGTAGATGTTAGCCATTTTCGTACTTCCTCATCATATTATTGAATTTAACTAGATTGAATTTATCAATGTCGGCAAGACGCCACGGGTCTACAGCGCGATCCTTTGCGCGCTCAATACGCTTTTCTTTGTTAGCCTCCAAAAGCTCTAAATCACAGCCAGACAACAACTTGTCGTAATAGCGGGGCGGTTGTGAAGCGTGACCGCCACGAGATACAACGCGGTCATAATTAACAATGTCGTAGTAATACTTAAAAAAGAAATCACAGCCTAAACCGGGTTTTCTAGACATCGCGGAAAACTCAGGAACACGACCGGAATAATGCTCATCGGCTGAACTACCATTAATTTTCTTAACACAATAACGAGCCGTATATGCAGCAGACTCGAAAGAAAAACCAGCAACTATAGAATGTCCAAAAGGCCAAAGCTCCTGTAAAACATTGGAAATAAACAGTGGGAATTTTCCAGATTTAAATAAACTCTTATCCTTGAAGTCATGATTAAACAATACGAGGTGATAATGAGGTCTGAATAATTTAGAACCATACTCACCACAGCCAAAATAACGAATTTTGTGATTAAAGCGCTTACGCAAACGCTTTAAAAATAAAGTCAAATCTGGACGATGTAATGTCGGTAAACCTTCGGGAGTAAAACGTAAATGCTCATCGGCATAGGTCAAAGTAATGAAACAGTTGTCATCGTAGAGATAGGCTTCATGAGTACAACGAACAGCCCATTCGCGAGAACGGGCTAAACGGCATCCGATACACTGACCGCAAGGGAGCTGGATAAATTCGGCACCTTGGAAAGGTGTAAAGAAAACCTTACCAGATGGGGACTTATACGCGTTTAACGGTCGAGTACATGCCATGAAATCCCTCCAGAATTCACGTACGCGCACGTTTGTCTGGGCTGTTTTTAATGGTCCGCTTTCTGGCTAAATTGAGATGTCCGCCTGTGGGGTATGTTTCACCTTTTGCCGAAGATTTCCTGGCTCCTTGTCTGGAGTTGCTGCAGGGCTTCCAGCAT